GAATTACAAGATAAACTAGACAACGATGAGATAACTACACAAGAGTACATAGCTGGAATAGAAAACATTATAGATGCTGAATACGGTGAAGACTATGTAAGTAAATTTATTAACGAAGGTTACAGTATTTCAGATGTCCCAACATTGTATGGACCTGGTATGGAGATGAGTCCAGAAGAATCAGAACAAGCAAGAGCTAGAAATTATTTTGGAGAAACAGATTACTACGGTATTGGAGAACTTAATTTAGATGTGTATAGCGAAGATACTGGGCAAGGCACTCAGCCTTTATACCAGACAGGATTAGGTACTTCTCTGTTTGCTAATGCATCACCTGAAGACATAATGGATACTCAGTTGTTGTTAGTTGAATCAGGATTTTTACAACCATTTACTTTTGTTTATGGAGTGCTAGATAACAATCCAGGTGGAACAATAGAAGCTATAGAGTCAGCTATGTCAAGGTTTAATTTAAATGGTGATGGTATGGCTAGGCAGGATTTGTTTAGTATATTATTGGCACCTGGTAGTACAGCAGCAAACATGAATGTATTCTTAAAAGAAAACTTTAAAGATACTTTATCAGACTACGGTTATGGTACTGGTGCTTTCGAACCTGGCTTTGGTGGAGAAAACGCATACCAGAATATATTTCAATATACTAAACCAAACTTTTCAAATGCAACAAATGTAATATCAAATGCAATAACAGAAGGTTTAGGTAGACCTGCATCTGATGGAGAGTTGCAACAATACTTTGATTGGTGGTCTAAACAAGACTACTCATTACAAAAACAAAACTTTGATATAAGACAAAGGAACATGCAACTTGAACTAGAAGATGCAAGAAAAAGAAGAAAGTATGCTGGTCTTGGTATGAGTTCACAATTTACTCCTAGTCAATTAGAAGGAGAAGTAAATGTAGATGCAGCTATGGCTAACAGTTTCAATGACTTTATGAGAAATACTTATGGAGATATTATTACAGGGAGTCAAGCAGATGCACAGTATAGGAAGTCTTTTGCTAGCCTTATGGGTAGCCTCGCCAATATCAGTTCCCAACCTGGAAACTAATATGAAACTTACAGAAGAACTAATAGAACACATAGAAGAACTAGAAGAATTTAAAGATGAAGCATACTATGATATTAACGATAACTTAACTATTGGTTTTGGACATACTAATGCTACAGAGACTTTTGATTTTGTTGAAGGACAAACTATAGATAGAGAAAAAGCAATAGAAGTTTTGCAATTAGATTTAGAACATGCAGAAGGAATTGTTAAAAATCTTATTAAGAATAGTCCTAATGTATCAATAGAAGACTTTACACAAGATGAATTATCGTATGCTGTTTTAGTTTACTTCAATAGACCTTGGGCTTTAAGAAATGTACAAGGTGAACTTGGTACTTATGATGGGTTAGAGTTAATAGCTGAAGGTAATTTAGATGACGTTATGGCTGACCAAGAAGCAAAGTTTAATAGAAAGTATAATAATGAAATACCTCCGTGGGCAACTAATAGGTTAACTAAAGAAAAAGATTATACAACATTTGATACACCGCCAATTGATGACCCACCACCANCAGATGATGACACACCACCAGAGGATAAAGAAGTATTGTATGAATATACTTCCTATGGAGTAGGTCCAGGTTTTCGAAGTCTAGGTGGAGAATTAAAACAAAAACATTCTATATTTAATCCACAAACAAAAGAAAGACAATTTTTTGATACTGACTTAACTAAAGAACAACAAGATAAAATAGATTCTGAAAAAGAAGACACTGTAGGAAACGACTTCACAAGATTTTTTAAATCATTAGGTGATACAATAAAAGAAAGATTTAGTATAAGTGGTGCTATAGACAAACAACTAGACTTTATGGAAAAAACATATAGTAGAAAAGAAACTGATTAATGAGAGAACCAATAACAATTGTTAAAGACGGACAGACTAAAGTCATAGAACTAGAAGATTTTCCAATCTTTGAAGAAAAAGGTTGGTCTATACAAGAAGAACAAACATTAGCTCCTGTAGCAAATGCTAATTGGGTTCATAGTAATAAATTAGTTGCAGACGCAGTTTATGTAAAAGAAGGCGTAGTATATTTTGCTTATGACATATCAAGCCTAGTTGGCTACCCAGCATTTATATCTTATGTAGCTAATGGATTAAGTCCTAATAAGTATTCAACTAACTGGGGTGTATCTGGAGATGGAGAAAACAGAGTAGGTCCTGCTATATCTAACACACCTCCAGCAGGGGAGATTATAGAAGACCCTAGCCTATCTATGACAGGTTTTACAATAGGTGGAGAGTATGCCTCAACAGCTAACAATAGTTATTCAGATTTTGTTTTTAGTGGCTTTGACGAATTAAAAACTTCGTACCCTTGGTTGTTTGATGAAGTAAATGGTCAGACACCAGGTCTTACTTTATTGTTTGAAGCCTTAGCATTAGGTACATCAGTAACAGCAGAACAATTAAGTAGAGCTGGATTAACTACAGGCTACACACAAGGACAATTAGATTACTTAAATGCTACTATTCTTACAGGAGGAGACGACCCTTTATCATTTAATTTAAATGGTGAATCAGTAACAAATCAAAAGTTTGCTAAGTTGCTAGGTACTAAAGAAGGAAAATTAGTTACAGCATTACAAGATGTTGGAATAAGTCCTGAAGTATTTAAAAGAGAAAATCCAGAATTGTACCAAAATTTATTAGACCAAACAGTCAAAGGTAAAATTACAGCTACATTGTTAGATGAGTACGTAGGATTTGTACTTGGCATAGAAGGATTTGATTTTGGTAAAGATAGTGATTTCTACCAGATTTTTTCAGGACCAAGAAGTGAACTTAATTCACCTGTATTTAATCAATCTAATTCATCATTTGCTAATGGTATGGTTGCACAAAACCAAGCTATAAGTTACATAGGTTTATCTAGATGGAGTGGGTTATCTAAAGAAGAACAAAATAATTTAGTAGAATTATATGCTAACGATACAAATACTTTTAATGATAGATTGCAAACTATGTTTGATAACGACCCAATATGGGGAGAAAAGTATGGAGGTAAAAATCTTAAATACTCTATGGTTGTTGGTCCATATAAAAGTTCTTGGCAAAATACATTTGGAGAAACAGCAGATGAGTTAGATGAATCGTTCTTAGAAGGCATAGGGTTATCACAAATAGATGCTAGGAAGAATTACAGAACAAAAGCATACAGTCAGAGAAATAAGTTCTTTATGAATAGTATGTCAGAAAATATAACTAATAGTCTAGGTGGAAATGTAATACAGTCAGCTAGGATAGGGTAATGGCAAAGTTTAATTATTACAGAAGAGACCAACTTACACCTATAGAAACAGATGATTCAACCCCTGCAGGTAGACAATTTATAACCGATTTAGAAAGTGCTGGATACTATCAGGATAAAGGACGAGCTATAAGAGAATCAGAATCATTTGTAGGTGGTTCAAGTTATACTGCTCCAGCATCAACAACAACCTCTACTTCTACTACAGAAGAAGAAGCAATAAACCTTAGTCCTAATCAGGTATATTTGCGTTTGCCTTGGCTTAAATCATATGCAGGAGATAATGCAGATAAGTTAGTAGATGCTTATATAAAAGGTTTTATTGAAGGTGATGGTTCAGCTACTGCTGCTGTAGCTTCAATGAGAGAACTTCCTGAATATCAAACAGTATTTCCTGGAATAGTAAACACTGAAACAGGTGCTATTAGAATGTCAGAAAACTCTTATGTTGCAGGATTTGAACAAGTAAAAGCATCATTAATTGGTAATGGACTTGGTGGGTATGCTAAACAAAAAGGCAGAGAAGTTTACGCAACTTTAGTAACTAATCAAGTATCACCGAATGAATACATAAATAGAGTACAAACTGTTCGTTACAAAATATTTGACAGAATGGATGAAGGCATGAAGCAAAATGTTGTGTCTGCTTATAATGATTACTACTCTAATGAGCTTGGAGAAGATGTTAAATTAGATGAATCGTCAATACTAGCACTTGCTATGGACCCTAATTTAAATACAGAGATACTACAAAAAAGATTAAACGCATCTGAACTAGGTGCAATCTATACTACAGAAATAGGACAAGATGTTTCTTTAGAACGAATACAAGAGTTTACACAAGCAGGTATTACACTTGGCTCAGCAAGAAATCAGTTTTCTACTGCAGCTACAACAGCAAGATTATTAAACACTATGTCAAGAAGACAGAATAGAATAAGCACTGTAGGAACAGCGTCTAATGTTTTAGAAGCTACATTGTTTAAAGACGACAATTTATTAGATGAGATACAAGCTATAGAAGCACAAAATATGGCAGCTAGTTCAGTAGCAACAGGTTCTTATACAACACAATCAGGACAAGTAACAGGTCTTACTGAAACTTAAATCTAAACCTTGACTTTAGATTTATATCTTTATATACTACATGTAGTGCCTGACGAGGTCGGCACTTTAAACATAGGGTCGTAGCAGTTGGTTATCCAAGGTGTCCAACGTGTATCATAAATCCCTTGCGACATCCCTTTAATTACCTGGCGATTATTTATATAGGGGTTTTATATGCCAGAGAAATGAGGAATAATAATGGAAGAAATTAAAGAAGAAGTAGCCGTAGAGGAAGTTGAAGAATCATTGGATAATGAAAACATTAAACAACTTAGACAAGAGTATAAAAAACTCAAAGCTGAGAATAAACAATATAAAGCAGTAGCAATGGATTCAGCACTAACCTCAATAGGTTTGTCTTCTGATAAAGGACTAGGTAAAGCAGTAACAAAACTGTATGACGGAGATGTAACAGTTGACGCTATAACAGATTTTGTTAGTAAAGAGTTTGGAGAAGTAAATGCTATTAATGCTGACACTACACCAGCCGCTCCACCTAATCAAAACGTAATTGAAGCTCAGTCTCGTGTAGAACAACTTAATAAGTTGGGAGTTGAATCAACTCCAGCAGATTCATTTTCGGATTTAAACGCTTTTATTAATAATCCAGAGACAAGTGTTAGGAGTTCTATATCTGCAAAACTGCATGCTATAGATGCTTTTGACGAACAAACAAAAAAATAAGTAATAGATAATAAACTAGGAGAAGATTAATTATGGGAGCAATATCCCTAACAAACAGTAGCATTTATGCTCAGAATATTAATAACTTTACTGGTGAATTGTTTAAAGTTGGTGGTCAAAGGACACCTTTCTTATCAGCCACAGGTGGTTTAAATGGAGGCAAGGCTATACAGTCAACCTTCTTTCAAATCCAAGCAGCTGATAATGCAACTGTATCTTCAGAACCTACTAAAGGTCAAGAAGGTGCAGCTCCAACAGAATACTTAGGTCGCGATAGGGTAGCTTACACTTTCGCAACACAAGTTTTCCATAAAGGTGTACAAATGACATACACAGCTTTAGCAAGTTACATGAACCAAAATCCATTTGACTTATCTGCAAACATTGCCAACTCCTCAGACGGAGACGGTACTGTCACAGCAGGAGACAAACTAGGTCTTTTTGGTGGTAACCCAGTAACAGACGAATTTGCTAATCAATTAGAATTAGCAATGGAAAAAGTAGCAAGAGAAGTAGAATGGTTCGCATTTAACGGAACATTTGCTGATGGTGCAAACACAACTCCAGGTTCAGGAACACGTGAAATGCGTGGACTTAAACAATGGATTGGTTTAAACGCTAACGCTAACAATACAGTAGCTCCAACATATGTTGGTGGTAACATTCACTATTGTGACAGTGACGGAGATGCAACATCTGCAGCTCGTGACCTCACATGGGATGCTATCGCTGATGGTATGAAACGTCTTTATGACGCTCATGCTCCAATGAAGCAACCTGTATTGGTGGTAACACCGAAACAATTGTTAGCTCTTAACAAAGAACTAGCTAAAGGTACCATTGGACTAGCTGCAGCAATTATCCCAAGGGATAGAAACGTTGCAGGTATCGACATTGATACAGTTGTTACACCATTTGGTTCTATTGGTATGATGGTCATTGACCCTAATATCATGCCTTCAGGAACTGCTTACATCTTAGACCTTGCCTTTATACAACCAGTATTCACAAATATCCCAGGATATGGAACTGTGTTCGTAAGAGACATTGACCAAGATGCTAATGCAAGAGTTGGTAAAGCAATTTATATGGAGATGGGATTCGATTTCGGACCTCCTTCATATCACTTGCTATTTGAACAAACAAATAGCTAAAGTAAATATTGGAACTTTGGGAGTAGCTCCACCTGCTCCCTTAGTTCTGCTATAATCAAATAAATATATAAGGAAAAGAATTAATGGCAAATAAATTAGTAGGCGTAACTTACACTGGTAGTGCAACACAAAGTCCACCTGTACCAACAGATGGTATGTTGCTATCAGGATTTATACCTAACGCAGCATTTAATGGAACAACCGTTACCTTTCAATGGTCAGCAGACCAAGATGGTGGTGGAACATATATTGATGTAAAAGAAACCGATGGTTCAGCAGTATCCTATACAGTAGCTGCTAATAAACTTACAAGAGTTGACCCGTCAGGTTGGGCTTTTGCTTCTACAGGTTCTATTAGGTTTGTATCAGGTGCAACAGAAGACACAAGTTCAGCAATAACAGTATTACTCAGAGACGCTTAGTACCATGAGTACTACTATAGGTAATCTAGTTGATAGGGTTTATCGAGAATATCTCGAACCTATGGACGATTTACAACCATATACAGTTTTAACAGCTGCGGTTAGCAGCACATCTGCTACAACTATTAGTTTTAATGGAGACCTTTTAACAGCAGAAGAAGAAGATATTATGGATTCAGGTACTGTTATTGAAATAAATCAAGAGCTTATGTTATGTAGTTCTCTTGATACTGTAAACAATCAAGTTACGGTAGTGAGAGGTGTAAGAGGTTCTACAAAAACTACACATGCCGATGGTGACACAATAAAAATTGCTCCACCATTTCCAAGAAAAGTTGTATTTGATGCAGTAGTTGACCAGATAAATAATTTATTTCCTACTTTGTTTGCTGTAGAAACACAAACAATAACTACTTCTAATGGTTATACATTGCTAGGTTCACACGATTCAATAGGTACACACAACTATATAGTTTCTATAATAGGTGCAATATCTCAGTACACAGATTTTAGTTCTGGGTCTGATACTACAGGAGTAAACTTTGCGACAGTTGCTTCATCTTTAATTGAGTTACCTAATCCTTTTGTGTATACAGACGCAGATGGAACAGAAAGAACATATACTTATACTTCAGGACCTAGTGTAGTACACGCTATACAATTTCGTGGTATAGCTTCAGGTCATACAGCTTTTGTAACATTTAAAAAGAAATTTATAGAACCTACTGCAGAGTCAGATACTTTAGCAACTGTTGGTTTAGAAAATGAATACGAACCAATAATTATGGCAGGTGTTGCAGCTCAACTTATTTCTGGTAGGGACATACCTAATGTTACTGCAGATTATATTTCAGACCAATTATCTGTTGCTTCATATCCAGTAGGAAGTTCTAATAGTCTTAGAAATTCTTTGTTGCAGTATCAACAGTTGTTACTAAATCAAGCTAGAAAGTATCTTAGAGCTAAGTATCCAGAATCAGTATCTGTAGATGGTTTGGTTTATGGAACGCAGTCGTAATGCCTAGAGTAGTTACACAAGCTGAAGTTCAAAATCCACAAAGAAAAGGTTATGATTTTAGAATAGACAATCAATTATATAGAGCAGCAATAGCAACTTCACAAGATAGACAAATGATTATACAATCTTCTGATGTACAAGAACAGGGTTTAAATGTAAAACAAAATGCTGAAGACTTTACATCAAACTTAGGTAGAGTGTTTTCAAGAAATGATTTTAGCGGAGGTTCAAATTTAAATAAAGCACATAAGCCTGATGGTAGTCCTAGAGACACTACAAGATATTGGGATAGTGAAAGTATTGATGTATTTAATACAGATTTAAGTAAGTCATACGATATAGCACTACTTCAATCTACATCAAATATTAGAACTTTTAGCGATGCTGCTAATGACGATAACTATTTAGCTATTGTTGGTACAGATATTTATGTATCAGATGAAGCTGTACTCTATAAATCTACTGATGGTGGCGATAACTTTTCTACTGTAACTACTGGTATAACAGGTGGTTACACTATAAAAGGTATAGCTGCACATGGCACTGATTTGTATATAGTAACAAGTAATGGTAGTGCCTCACAAATAATTCTTTTCAATGGTAGTTCTGCTACGACAAAATTAACAGCAGCAATTTATGATGGTATATGGTCTGTCAAAGGACATTTAGTTGTATCAATAGGAACAGCATTACACGACTATGATGGTAATACAACAGTAGCATCAGCTATGATAACCTTACCTACGGGTCAAACGTGGACAGACGTAACAGATGTGGGTGCAGTAATTCTAGCTACAGCTACAGACGGTAGAATTTATTCTATAAAAGATATATCAGGTACATTAACAGCTAAAGGTCAAACAGAAATATCAGGAGAAATTCCTACATGCGTAGCAGAAGCACAAGGCACTATATTTTATGGAACAAAAGAAGACCAAACTGGTGCCAAAAAAATAGGTAGATTGTATCGTGCAACACTAACCGTTGCTGATGATTTATATGTATTAGCTAATAACCAGTTAATTAAAGAATGGGATATAGATAGCATAGATGCTGCACCTAGAGAAATATTTGTTACAAGAGACTCTGTTTATACAGGTGTAAAAGAATCTGCATCACAATCTTTTTTATGGAGATACTATTTACCTACTGCAGGAATAGCAAGATACCACAAATTAAGTGCAGGTAACTTAGTCCAGGGAATAAATAAAGTAGATGATAAATTTATAGCTACTGTTAATGGTAGTGGTTTATACAGAGAGACTGGTAACTTTGAGGAAGAAGGATATTTAATTACTTCTCCTGCAGATTTCTTTACAGCAGAATCAAAACAATATGTAGGTCTGCAAATAGAAACTGATGAAGTTACAGATTCAAACAGTATAGAAGTATTTCTTAGTAACAAACTAGAAGCTATTAATGACCCTAATGATAGTTCTTGGACTTTAGAATTAGAACAAAGGTCAGGTTCAGGTGGTTCAGAAGTACAATTAAATAGAGTTGCAAGATATGTTACAGCAAAAATAGTACTGAAGTCTGTAACAAGTGGCGTTAGTCCTAAACTACACTCTATACAAATTCGTGCATTAGCTAGACCTGAGCTAGTTGTTGTACAAATACCAGTAAACATTAGTGATAGAGTAGAAAGACCATTTAGAAAACCAATAAAAATTAAAAATTTAGGTGAAACTATTTACCAAAGTATTAAACAAAAAGAAGGTACTGCTGTTACGCTAGAGATTTATGACCCTTCGGAAACAATAGTAGGTGTTGTTGAGAAAATAACATACCCTATAATAAGTAACCCAAACATTGGAAGCGTGACACAATATGCTATACTAACGGTCAGAGGTACAAGACAGACCACATTTAGTGCTGTAACATCAGGAGATGTATTAGCAGTTGGTCTATACGGTAAGATGAAGTTTGGATAATTAATGGTAGCAAGAGAAACAAATTTAGTAAATGCTTTTGAAACTACCCTAGCTGCACAGTTAGCTAGTGGTGGCACAACAATGAATTTAACTGCAGACCCAGGAGTAGATTCTCCTGCATATTTTGTTATAGACCCTGATAATGACAGCAACAGAGAAGTTGTATTGTGGTCATCAGGTACAGACCATACTGGTGCAACAGTCACTAGAGATATAGATTCTAAACACGGAACAGACCCTACACATGCTGCAGGTACAACTGTAAGACTTGCTGTAGTTAAACAACATATAGAAGAAGCACATGATGCTATTCAACAAGGTTTTATATTAGAAGATGGTGATGGTACAGAAGTTAATATTGCACCTATCCTTTCATCAGGTGTATATACAGCAAGAGAAATTAAATTTATTGATGGTGCAGGTTTAGATATTAACTGGACTGATGTATCAACAGGTTCAGATGCAGACCCTTATGACTTAACTTTTAATGTAAATATTAATGGTGCTACAGGAGTTGTTGCAACAGGTAGTGATGAAGTATTAATAGCTGATGTGAGTGACTCTAACAATATAAAAAAAGTAACAGTACAAAGTATCTTAGATGAAAATCTAGGATTGATAATAGCTTTAGGTTAATATGGGAATGTTATTAATGCTTAAAGAAGGTGGCTCTCTAGTCATAGACAAAAGATTTTCACAATCTTATACAGTAGATGAAGATGTAGATTTATTAGACTTTTTGAAGTTTGTAGAATTTAATGGTACACAAGATAATATTACTATAGCTAACAGCACATTGACATTTTTAGAGTATAATGGTACGCAGGATGATATATCTGTTATCGGCAGCTTATTGAAATTTACTAAAGCTGATGGTACAGTAGATAATATCAATTTAATTTAATGAGGAATAGCTAAATGGCAGAGAGACCAATACATGTAACCAGTACAGGTTCTGATACAGATGGATTAAGAGAGTTTCCTGATGGTGCTGATTCAGGTTTATTAATACCTACACATACAACAGCACAAAGAAACAGCTCACCAAGTACAGGCGAAATAGCTTATAACTCTACACTTGCAGCATTAGAATTTTATAATGGTTCTGCTTGGGTAGATTTAAATGTTGAGTCTATACAAGATATAGTCGGTGCTATGTTTACAAGTAATACAGAAACAAATATAACTGTTACTTATGAAGATGGCGATGGAACTATAGATTTAGTTGCATTATCAGGAGATATAACTTCTGTTGTTGCAGGTACAGGTCTTAGTGGTGGTGGCACTAGTGGAGATGTTACAATTAATGTTGATGCTTCACAGGCAATTACAGCTTTAACTGGTGGAGACTTAACACTTTTTGATGATGCAAATAACGCAGATGTTTCACTTGCATTAGGTACATCAGCTACTGAATCATTAACAATACAAGTTTTAAACGGAGGCTCTAACAAAACAGCAGAGGAAATACATTTCTCTACAGCTACAGCTTCAGCAACTGCTAACCATGGAAAAATGGTATTTGATATTGATGGCTCTGACATACTTACAATAGATGACGGTGGTATAGATATAGCATCAGGTAAAACTATTGCTATCAATGGTTCAGATATAGCAATTACAGACACACAATTAACTACAGAACAAGTACAAGATATAGTCGGTGCTATGTTCACTTCTAATACTGAAACAAGAATTTCAGCTACATATCAAGACGGTGATGGAACTATAGATTTAGTAGCAGATGATATGACTGCTGACACACAACTTACTACTGAAGCAGTACAAGACATAGTTGGAGCTATGTTCACCAGTAACACAGAGACTAGAATCGCTGCAACCTACGAAGATAGTGACGGAACTATTGACTTAGTAGTTACTGATATGACAGCTAACGATAATACACAGTTGTCACAAGAACAAGTAGAAGACTTTGTTGGTGGTATGTTAGGTGGTACAGAGACATTTATTTCTGTAACTTACCAAGATGGAACTGGAGATATAGATTTTGTAGTTCCTGTAAATGACGAAGACGATATGAGTAGCAACAGTGCTGCACATTTAGCTACGCAACAATCAATAAAAGCGTATGTAGATAGCCAAACTGGCAGTTCAGGTGTAGACTTGTCTGTAGTATTGGCATTAGGATAGAGGAATAAAATATGGCAAATGTATTTAAAAATGCATATCTTGATGGTGACACATCATTAGCTGATTTAATACCTGCAGTAGCTTCCAATCACGAAGTAATAGTTCTCTCATTGAGAGCTACTAATGTAGATGGAACTAACGCAGCAACAGTGGATGTAAGAGTAGTTGATGGTTCATCAGGTGACGCTTACATAGCTAAAACATTAAATGTTCCTGCAGATACTTCAATAGAGTTAGCAGGTACATCTAAGTTAGTATTAATGGCTACTGATAAAATCCAAGCATTAGCTTCGGCAGCATCAGATATAGAATTTTTTGCAAGTTATTTAGAAATAGAAGACTAGGAGTAACTATGGGAGATAACGAACACGGTTATATAGGTGCAGTACCTAAGCAACTGCAATACACCAATCAAGGTGTGCTTGGAGTCAATGAACTTTACAATTTAAAAAATAAAACACCTCAGGAAACAAAAGGTGATTTTATAACACTAGACTTTGTAGCTGTTGCAGGTGCAGGTGGTGGTGGAGGAGGAAGTTTCCTTCATGGTTCAGGAACATCAAGAGGTGGTGGTGGTGGTGCAGGAGAATACCTAGCTGTAGATAACGCAAATACATATTTTAAATTAGGAACAACCTACGCCATAACTATTGGTGCAGGTGGTAATGGTGCTACAGGAACATCTACTAATAATGGTAGTGGTCCTCAAGGTTCTGCAGGTTCAAATACTACAATGGCTAATGAAACAGGAACCCTTTTAACACTTCTTGGTGGAGGTGGTGGAGGAGGAACTAATACTTTCGCACATGGATTAGCAGGTGGTACTGGAGGTTCAGGTGGAGGTACAGGTGGTTCAGGTGGTGCAGTAGCAGCAGGTGCAGCTTCAACAGCAAGCATGGGTGTAGGTAATGCAGGTGGAACAGGTAATACTACAGGTAATGCAGGTTTTCCTGGTCATGGTGGTGGGGCAAGTGCAGCAGGATTACCAGGAAATACATCAAATACTAGACCTAATGGTTATTTTCATTTAGAAACTTTAGCTGGTTTAGGACAACCTCCTGCAAGAAATGGTTTTTATGTAGATTGGGTTTTAGCAGAAAACTCAACAAGAGGTTCTACTTTAGCTAGAGGTGGTGGAGACTCTTCAACTTCTAACTCAGCACCTGCCAATACAGGTCAAGGTGGTATGGGAATTTATGGTACTGGTACAGCTATGAATGGTGGAAGTGGTATAGTAGCTTTTAGATATCCAAAAGAATTAACAATTACAGCAGCTAGTGCAACAGTAGCAACTGCTACAGTAGGAGATTATAAAATTACAGAAGTAACAGCAAGTAGTGGTGGCACTGTGAGGTGGGATTAATGGCTCATTATGCTCTACTCAACGATAGTAATGTAGTAACACAAGTTGTAACTGGTGTAGATGATGACCAAGAAAGTGCATTAAGCACAGAGTTTGACTGCACAGTTAAAAGAACTTCTTACAATACATTTAGAAACTTACATACTAAGGGTGGAACTCCTTTTAGAGCTTTTTATGCAGGTCCAGGTACTACATACGATGCAACCAATGATGTCTTTATACCCGTAGGATATGAATGGAATAGTACACATAGTAAAGTATGTGAACCACAACCATTNTCTACTTGGACAATGAACACATCAACTTGGATGTGGGAACCACCAGTTGCAGTTCCTGCAGATGCTATGACTAAAGCGTATGTTTATAATAATGACACTTCATCATGGGATGAAGCATAAGTTAAAACAAAAGGTGGAGAAATGCCAGTTATAAATGGTTATTTATATTACTGTCCTAACTGTAAAAAAACATTTACAGAACATCCAAAGGAACATGTTTGTTAATGAAGGAAGTATTTAATTTTTTAAAAAAAACAAAAGTCAAGTACATTCTTATACCTGAAAACAATACTCCAAAAGGATTTTATCCTAACATAAATTTTTATCCTACAGATAATACAGGTTGTCCTGCTATGGCATCATCAAATAATAGGATATTGTATGTTAATGCACCGTACAATATAGATATAGAATTTGGATTGAATGAACAAGGAGAGGCATATTATAACTATGAGTTCGATGATAGTATAAATCCTCCAACAGACTCCATGCACAACTTGATTAAACAAACATTTAGTATTAGTTATGATAAAGATGCAGGACAATTACATTTACAGATACTACAGCCATACCAATTCGTGACAGACAATATTGAATTAGAGATAACAACATTGCCTACACCTATTGAAACTACTAATGGTCATTATGTTATTGGTGCAATTAAACCTGGTAACTGGGTAAGAAATTTAAATTTTGCATTTATGTCTGACGATGTAAACAAACTAACAAAGGTATCTTTAAAGAATCACAAACCAATTATGATGTACTGTTTTAGTAAACCAATAGACTTAGAATACATAGAACCTACAGATAAAATTTTAAAATACAGGCACCAATCTAACGGAATCTTAGACTATAGAAAAAAATTGTCAGATGTATATAAACATGTAGTTAGTAGGAGACCTAAGAAACTTTTGTGATATAATCAATTAATCATGGATTATTTAATAGGCTTTGTAGTAGGTTACTGTTGTAAAGAAGTATACAGAATACTTAAATATATAAGCACATCTGAAACTATTTTCTTAGATGAGGACTGGGATATGTTATCCCATGATGATTTACCATAATGTCTACAGGTAACGGCTTTACACAAAAAGAAATGTTAGTAATGATATTAGAGGGTCAAAAAGAAATTAATAAACAGATAGATGAGTTACATGAAAAAGTTAATACAAAGATTGGACGACAAGAATTGTTTGGGTGGATTGTTGCTGTCGGTGCATTGTCTGCACTAGTCGGCAACCTGATGTAAGGAGTATGATGGCTAAAGATAATAGTGATAACTGTTGTGGTGGTGGTTGTTGTGGCACTGTATAAACAGTGTTACTTAGAATATGTATAGCACTATTCTTAGCCGTGCCTATACCTGCCTTCGCAGATGAAATAACAGAAGTAGAAACATTTGAAGGTGGAGATGGAGAACAAGTAACTGATATAGTTGTACCTCCTACCGAAAATAATAACTTAGTCAGAGTAGAAAATACCTGGCAATCATACGGTGGTATGGATAATTACCACATGTCACTAGAACATTCTAAACATGGTGGTACATCTAATGATTATGAGTTTGTATTACCTGTAGACCATGATGTCTATGAGGTAGCTTTTACTATAGGTGCTATGAATAATCAAGGTAGTGTACAATACACACACAATGATGACACCACACAAACTAATACTATAGATGCACAGAGTGGTATGGATATTAATACTATGTATGAAGATGTAGTTTATTCAGTCCAAGATACAGCTAATAAATTTATAGATAAGTTTGTTATTACTATCAACGACTGGTCTTTACTAGATAATGTAGAGATAAAATATGATGGCACTACTACCACTACTACAACCCTAGACCCTTTAACCATACAGAGAAATGCTAACTTTGCTTCGTATGGTATATCAGAAACTGATGAAGAAAAAGGTACAAGAGAAGAAGAAGAAGCTGAAGTCTTGGAACAAATTATTGTTATGGAGATACAAGAAGCTATAGAAGTATCTGACAATATGGCTGAGACAGGTTACAACGAGACTGATGAAGAGAGAGCTGTACGAGAAGAGCTTACCAATGTTGTAATTGTTGTTGGAGACGAAGAGGTTACATACACAGAGAAAGAACAGAACGATGGCACTATAGACCGTGACCAGGAGAGAGCTATGAACGAGGAGCTATATGGTGTAGCTCTTACAGATGAACAGATAGAAAGAGGAGACTTAGAATTATATGATGTCGAAATTATTGACGAAGATATATACGAAGAAGAAGAACAGTTTATTGATGATGCTGACATACTTGACATTGAATACATTGAACTTACAGAAGAAGAGATGGAAAGAGAAGCTAAAGAGTTGGAGTATGAGCAGGAGATTGAGTTCTTTGAGTTTGAATCTGAGGAAAAAGCTAGAGAGTTTATTGACACACTAATCGAACTAGAAGAGATGGAC